TCATAAACACATAGCTGCCACTAACCATTTTAACCTTTTATGCATACATAATTCTTCTTGATATCCCATACCATTATCTTTAGTATAAACACTTAATAAAACAAGCATTTAACAACTAAGGTTAATAAAATTCAATAAATCTAATCCTTCTACTTACTTTAGTTTATCACTTTTTTCTCTCATCCTATGCTATAATAGTAAGGTATCAAAATTTAGGAGAATATAGTCTTATGATGAATATGCAAAATATGATGCGTCATAAGTTAAATAATTTTTAATAACTTTAAAAGCCTTTATTTCAAGGCTTTTTTTGGTTGTCTTTTTAAATAACATTGAAACAAAATGACTTAATTAAAATATTTTTGTCCCTTTTTTGTCCCTTTTACTTCAATTCCCTCAACACCTCTTACACACTCTCTACTGCCACAACTTCATCATCTCTCACTTTTTCGTGTGGTAACACATAATCAAATATCTTTCCGTTTTTACGCACTATCGCTACTGTGTTCCCTGAAATATAGCCTTTATCAATCGCTTCTTTAAACTCATCTATATATAACATATTTTATCCTCCTATCTATCTATTCGATAAAAAATCCTAAAAATAGACAATTTTAAATTTTTCTGTTCTGATAGACAAAAAGATAAATATTTTAAAAAAAAGTATTGACTTTATATAGTACATGTATTATAATTAATATATAGAAAGGAGGAAGATATGAGGATATCAGAAATTGCTGATTTGCTTACTTCAATCGGAACTCTGTTGGTTGGTATAGCAAGCATAATCACAGCAATAAAAAAAGAACCTAAAAAGAAAAACCGGCCACGGAGATTCAAATAAGGTTCTAGTAGTAGTTTGGGGCTCAAGCCCCTTGCCACTACTGATAGTATATCATATCTAAGACAAATATGAAATATTTGATTATTTTCGCGATTTGTTTAGTTGTATTTTACTTTATTAATAAGGATGATTGAAATGGATAAAGAATTAACACCTCAAGAAAAAGCAAATAAAAAGTGGGCAGAAAACAATAGAGAACATAGAACCTATCTATCAAAACGATCTACTGCTCGTAGTTTTATTAACAAAAATGCTACAAAAGAAGACTTATTAGAATTAAAACAATTAATTGAAAGCAAACTCTAGACACAAAAAAAAACCCCCCATCAGAACATGTCTGCGCGTATGCGAGGGAGGCCATTGATATTTATATATACATTATATATTTTTATATAGCTTATTGTCAATGATTTTCCATTTATATAATTAAACTTTTTAATAAAATATATTTTTCACCCAGTAAAAGGCACCTAAATACCTCCTGAAAAATCTGTTCAAAATAATAAAAAGCCCCCGCAAAGCGAGGGCATTTGTCTTATCTAAAGGAGCTTTTCCTTTCGTTTATTTTTACATATCTGTTGCGTTAACTAAGTAGCTATCTTCTACCCATTGCGCCGACTCTGGATGGTTAATGCGTGACCATCCATTCACTTTTTCATAAACTCTTACACGAGTTCCTGCCTTGATAAATTCTTTATCAGCGCTACTTGCGTTTGGCTTAGACTCTACATAATAGTCTGTGCTAAGAGTTGCTTCGTAATAAGGTACATTTGAGTTGTCTAATTTAGTGTTAGTAGCTAGTTTTTGATAAAAAGTAAGTTCTTGTGGCTTATCAACCTTAGGTATATCCATTTTGCTACTATCATCTGCTAACAACACAATATTTTTATCTAAACCACCTGCTACTCCTACACTTGTAAACTGCCACCAGCGAACACCATCCATTGAAGGGAAGAACTCCCACAGCGGCTCTGTCCGTACTTCGTAGTCTGGATAACCAGCTATCCAAATGCTATTAGGGTACTTAGCGATAATTTTCTGATAATCAATATTATTAAGCGTAAATGGTTTATAGCTGTAATAAATAGGCTTATATCCAGCGCTAGCGATTTTATCCATAAATGCAATAACTGCATTTGTGTTAGCTTGCTTGTCTGCGCTTGCGGAATCTTCATAGTCAATGACTAAGTATGATACTTTTTTGCTTGGTAAGTTAGACAAAAATAAGTCTGCTTCCCGTTGCGCTAAAGCACTATCACCGCCAAAACGTCCAAAGTGGTAATAGCCAATTGGGTCGCTTGTGTTTGCTTGTTGTTGATGCCTATCAGACAGCCAAGCAATTGACTCGGATACCTTGATAATCGTTTTTGTAGTGCCCGCCTGCTGACAAGTCGTTGTTAAATCTGCTTGTTGATAAGCCGATACATCGATAAAGTAATCACCTTTATTTAAACCGGTATTATCAGTTACAGTAACAGCGTTTTTAAAGCTTTTTGGTCTAAAGGCTGTTGGATAAGTTGCTGAATATGGGATTTTTACAAGATTGTATGCACCGTTAGCACCCCCTTGATTTTGCCCCAAAAACCAGCCATATCCGCCTCCTGCATCGCTGTCAAAAATTGCTACATGACTGTAAGGCGTTACACCGTCAACAACCATAAAAATAGCAACATCACCAGCTTGCATAACTTCCACTTCATCAAAATAGTTTAAGATACCATTTTCGTGACGTTGCTCCCATATATCCCTTGCGTATCCTGTATTTGTACAGTTTGCGTATGGCAGTCCTAGATACTTACAGTAATCTGCGTAGCCATCCCAACATTGTGCACCGAAAGACCCATCAATATCATAAGCGTTACCATTTGACCTGCTTTTATATTCTTGATAAGTTGCCATTTACTCCTCCTTTCCAAAAAGTAAATAAATCGGATAACTAAAAAAAGCAACCACTGCAAGCGGTATGTACAGTATTGCTATTGCTAGTACCATTGCTATTTTAGTGATTGCACGCATGTCCCCTCCTATTTTTTTGGCTCGTGGTAAGTCAATGCTTGCTCACTGTCTGAAAGACCTTCGGTTGTTGGGTCTGTAACAATACCTGCAATAACAAGTACTGAAAACACACTATTAACAACTACTAACAATTTATTACCTAAATCACTAAGTTCAAGTGTATAACCAAAAACATTTGCAACTGCTTGTACAACTAAAAATATTGCTGGAATAATTGCTGACCAAAATGCTTTGTTTTTAATTCTTACTTTCCAATTAATCATGTTATTTCTCCTCTTTTTCTAGACGACCAATGCGGTCACTCATATAAGACATCTCCTTTTGGACAACACCAATGGTCTGAGAAATGTCCTGTAACTGTTCTGTATTTTTATCTAAGTGACCTTTGAGCCACTCTTCACGTTTGTTAGATTCTGATTTTGATTGGTCATGGAAATCCATTAGCTTTTTCTCACGCTTATCAGACGTTCGCACCAGATAACCAACCACAATCATAAAAAGCAAGATAAAGAGAATAGCCCACACAAATTGTGATTGAGCGATTCTTTCTGCTTGTTCTACTGTCATCCGACTACCTCACTAACTTGCTAAAATTTCAGCAAGTAATTCTTCATCGCACATAATTGCAAGTTGCTCTTTTGTTTTGTTATTAATAAACTCTGAAAATCCCTTTTTAACAAAACTTGACCAAGCCATACGTCCATAATATAAGTCAATCGCAAATAATTTAATCATCATATCTATCCCTTCTTCCTGTAAAAAAATTCTAACCAATAGCAATAAGATCTTCATCTTTTAAAACCTCTTTTGCGTAAAGCGTACTTATCAGATTGATAAGTGTTTGTGTGCCTGTTGATGTTGATGTACTTAGTTCAGTCATTTTTTCAGACTGAGCTTTATCTTTATACTTTTCGTCGTAAAATATCTGCTCACACTTTTCAAGTGTTTCTGCAAAAGATTTATTATCAAAGTCAACTGGTAAGTCAAAAGTTAAGTTACCTCTTACGTGAGGTAAATCACCTGCCACAATTGCATTAACTTTTGCAATGCTTTTATCTTCTAACATTACAGGATATTTGTTTAAAATTTCCAATAGTTTTCCTCCTTTAAATTGTCCACTGAATTTGACCTTTTACGTTAACAGTCCATTTTGACGGATTAAACCACAGAATACGACCGTCTGCGCTCACTTGAACATTTAAAACATTGAGTTGTATAGTCCAAGCCGTTACTGCAAACATCATGTCGCTAGGTATCAAATTCGTAGGCATAGAGCCAACCGTCAACTTATCTATGCCATTCGTCGCAAAGTTGTACTTAACGGTGACTGTACTGCCTGTCTGCCTATAACTAAAACCATTGCCGATTGACTGCCAGCCTGAGTCTATCGTTGTAGGCAAGCTATCTTTTTTAGCGTACTCACTCCATGTGCTCCAAGCACCGTTTTCCAGCAACCGCGTAAATATAGTTTTATTTGTACGGTCGTAAAATTGTTGATAAGCATAGTTTGCCGTCTGGTGTCTTACAACTGTTACGTACCCAGGACCTGCCCCTACAGGTCTATTAGCACCTCTAAATACACAATAAAAACCTGTGTCTTGCAAGCTATTTAGGTCAGTGTCATCATGTCTAAAAGAGCCACCATTATTTAAAGCAAGTTGTTTTTGTTGGATTGGCTTGCCATCAGAGTAGATATTCCCAGCGACGTTTAAAGAACCTGAATCATCGATTTTAGGTAGTGTACCAATTCCAACGCTATTTTTGTGCCATGCTAGCGGAAAAGATTCTGTTGATACGGTCTGTTTTACAGGCGTTCCACCACCGCTAACAGAAAACAAATCACTTAGCAAGCCGTAAACATCAAACGATTTATCTGGTCCATACGTGCCACTCAAAGTTGCTGTTGAGTTAACAAGTTCTGCGGTTGACGTATATGTCCCACTAGCGTTAGAAGTATCAACTGTAAAGCTAGTTGTATTGAGTGGCGCTGTCTTAAAAGTCAACATCATCTTATTTTTTTGTACGCCATCAACAATAAGAGGTGCAATTTTAGCGTTGCGAGTAACAACCAAATTGTCATTTTTAGCGCCTGCTCTGGTTACGGTAAAACTGAACGCAGGTGGGAAGTACGGAATGACGTTTACTTCTGCGGTAATAGGGTCTGACACCCTGCCCCTACTATCTGTAACTGTAGCTTTAATAGTTGCTTTGCCACTAAAGTTAAATATCCCGAGCGGACCACCATTTTGCTGCGTGGATTGGTTTTTGCCAACCACCTCCGCATAATAACTAGCTATCGTCGACCCATATGCTCCTACAGCACCATTAAAAGTGACAATTGGATTGGATACAATTTGCACAAAATTATTAGCACCTACTAATGCAGATGCTTTTTGATTTGTATCCGATAAAACAAGACTTGCTATTGTTGGTTTAACACTATCAGGTAAAGTCAGATAAAAAATAGCGGTTGACGTCCCAATGACAGAACCGTTAGATTTTGTATCAACGTATATTGTTCCAGGTGTGCTAGTTGCATTTGGAACCGTATTAGCCCAATCTAAACTTGTTTTAAAAGTTGTTGAACCTTTTATATCACTAGCAACAACTCCAGTGATACCATTCACGTTGTATCTTACATCATGTGTAAAATCACTTGAACTTTGATTGATATTAACATTTAGCGCATCTCCAAAATAGCCGCTAGATACAGATACAGTACTTGCACGAGATAGCTTCGTTAGTTTAAATTGTTGGTCTGGTATCGTCAACGTTCCGGGTGCGTATCCACCTGGACCTAGCAATTTAGCAGCAACAACGACTATTTTATCTCCATTTGAATCGTGTGGAACTCTGATAGTTTTATCAATCAACAATTGATTGCCGTTAAAACCGATAGAGGAAGGTGCGTTAAAGTCATATTTAGCACCCACCCAGGCATATCCACCAAAACTATACTGAGCGTAACTGTTAGTGCC